CTTCTGTTGACGCGGTGATAACAGACCCTCCCTATGGCTATTCATTTATGGGGAAGGATTGGGACAGGGCGGTGCCTCCGGTCGAGATTTGGGAGGAGTGTCTGCGTGTGCTGAAGCCGGGCGGGTGGTGTATGGTGTTGGCCTCACCGCGTCAGGATGTTCTTTCACGGATGATGGTGCGGCTGGAGGATGCCGGTTTCAGGACAGACTTCACTTCAATTTACTGGACTTATGCGACTGGGTTTCCGAAGGCTTCCAATATCGGGAAGAAGGTGGATAAGCGGCTGGGGGCTGAAGTGCAGACTTTCAAGGCTTTTAATATGAAAGGCGACCCGGAGGGGAAGCTGGCTACGCGGAGGGAGGCGAAGGAGAACTATAACCTCCACGTTCCACAGACGCCGGAGGCGCAGGCGTTGGCAGGCTGTTACGGGGGGTTCCAGCCGAAGCCTGCCGTTGAAGTCATCATCGTTGCGATGAAGCCGTTGTCCGAAAAGACCTTTGTGGAACAGGCGTTGAAAAACGGCAAGGGCGTTACTTGGATGGATGGCTGCCGTATCCCTTATAAAAGTGAGAGGGACGCAGAGGGGGCGAGATGGGGCAGCGGCAAGGACCACTACTTCGCGCAGGGAACTTCGGGGTTCAAGCAACTTCCTGACGACCACTTGGCAAGCGACGCAGACAGCGGCCGCTTCCCGGCGAACCTGCTGGTCAGCGACGATGTGCTAAACGACGGGCAGGTATTTGGAGGGGGAACTGAAAGAGAGGGGTTCCCCGGCGGAACAACATTTGGAGGTTCTGAACGGAATAAGGCAGATTGGGGTAGGTGGTATGGGGATATTGGTTCTTTCTCCCGTTACTTCGACCTCGATGCGTGGGACAAGGCGGCCCGCGAAACCTTCCCGTTCCTGATTGTGCCGAAGCCCGCCAAGTCAGAGAAGAGTAAGGGGTGTGCATCTGTGGTGGGGGAGGCACGCTTTAGTTCGCAGAATGAAAGCGGTAAGATGTTGCCGACCGCGATGAATGAACCCCACAGCGTAACAGGCAACTACCACCCTACGGTAAAGCCGCTGAAGCTGATGCGCTATCTGATAACACTCACCACCCGCGAAGGTGATACGGTTCTCGACCCTTTCGTGGGTAGCGGGACGACCTGCGTAGCGGCGAAAGAACTGAATCGGGAATATATCGGGATAGACCGCGAAGCCGAATATATCGAGATTGCCAACTCGCGTCTGGCTGCCGCAGGCAGGCAGCCGTCGCTGGACTTCTTCGCGCCCGTTGGGGAGGCGGCCAATGGCTAATTACGACTTCAAGCCCGACCTGCGGGACGGGCAGCAGGGTCAGAATGTGATGAAGTTCTTTTTAGAGTCTTATTTTGGTTTTAAGTATCTTGGGCAGGGGTACACGAGTGCTTTTGACTTACGGATGCGTGATGAGGCGGAGAAACGGACATTGCTTTACGAGATTAAGACTGACCTTTACGAGAAGGACTATGCCACGGGAACGGGCAATCTGGTATTGGAGTATGAATGCCGGGGCAAGCGGAGTGGCATACAAAAATCGAAGGCGGATTATTACATATGGTATTTGCCGTTGCTTGACCGCGACCAGATTTGGATGGCGAGTCTGGATACGTTGTTGTTCTGTATAGGTCGGAAGCGCTGGAAGGTGCAGCCGATAGGCGAGTATTCGGCGCGGATGGGCGAGAAGTCGGGTTTGGCGTATATGATACCGCGTTATGATGACAAGACCTTTTTTGAAGTATTCAGTACGGACAATCGCGGGAATTTCTGGCCGAGTTAGGTATGTCTGTGCGGATATGGGAGGAGGGGGTGTTGCTGTTGGAGACGGACAGTATCATAGAGTTGATAGAGTATATGACGGTAAATCGGGTAGAAACCAAGGAGATTAACGTTGTCCCAAAGTGCCTCGACGATTGACACGAAGTATTTGACGCAGGCGGTAACGGGCGCGATGGATATAATGCGTTCAACGCCGATGACGTTGGAGGGTTTCGTGGACGAGGTGCTGGAGTCATTTATGTCTTTGGAACCGGGGCATTATGTTCCGTTGGGTAAGATGCACAAGGAGTGGACGGCAGCGTTCCGCGAGAACACGCATACGGCGATAATCTGCGCGAGGGGTCATTTGAAGACGAGTTGGGGGTTATCGGTGTTAGCGTATCGAATGTTGCGTCAGCCTAATTTCCGTGCGCTTTATATTTCGGCGACATTGGAACAGGCGTGGGACAAACTGGAACAGTTCGAGGAGATTTGCCGCCGTAGCTGGCGGCTGGAGGGTGTTGTAAAGCGGAAGGAGGAGTCCAAGGGCGCGTGGCGCAAGGGTGCCAAGTATTTCAACAATGGGAGTCGGGTACACGCGGCGAGTATAGGAAAGGCGTTGGAGGGGCCGCACGTTCATATGATTATACTGGACGATGTGCTTCAGGAGTTTCCGAATTTGACGGATGAGAAGGTGATACATTACATTAAGCGAGTTGTGATGCCGATGCGGCTGCCTGATGCGAACCTGTTGTTGGTGGGGACGCAGAAGCGGGTTGGTGATGTGACGGACTGGGTGTCGGAGAGTCCGCAATGGACGTCGTTGCGTCATCCGGCGTTGTTGAAGGACGGCACACCGCGCTGGCCGGAGTATTGGTCTTTGGAGAGGTTGGAGGAGGAGAGGGGAACGATGGGCAGTCGGGCGTTTGAGTCGGAGTATTTGTTGAATCCGTTAGACCCGCAGAGTGCGGTGATACCGTATCACGTTCTGAAGGAGTGCTTGGATAAGGGGCGTAAGATGGACATTCCGCCGACCGGCGTTGATTGGGAAACGGTGATGGGCGTTGACTTGGCGGTGGGGATGGACACGCAGCACGACGAAACGGCGTTTGTGGTGATGTCGTATCATCGGCCGACGCAGATGCGCGAGATACATTATTGCTGGTCTGGCAGGATTCAGGCGCAGGGCGCGGGGTGGCTGGAGGCGCAGGTTCAGATGTTGCGGGAGTTAGCGGTGCGTTTCAATCCGCGGAAGATAATGGTGGAGTCGAATGGTTATCAGCGGCTTGTGGTACACGCGGCGCAGCAGTTGGCGGGGCTTCCTGTCGAGGGGCATAACACGGGGAAGGAGAAGCACCGGCACGATGTGGGGATTCCGGCGATAGCGTTGCGGATGGAGTTGGAGAAGTATAGCATTCCGTGGAGTGTAGGCGCGAGGGAGAACAGCCGCCCCGGCACGCGCAAGTTGGTGGATGGTTTGTCGCGGTTGATTTATGGTAAGAACGGGCGGCTGGAGGGTCACACGCCGGACGCCGTGATGGCGTTGTGGATGTGTGAGTTGGTCGTGCAGAAATTCGAGAATAAGCGGTTGCATTTTACACGTTGGGACTTCCTGTAACAGTAAGACTTATTAACGGCAACCGACCACTACCTGTCCGGATGGCGGACACAACCACTCTCGCCGAAGCGTCGTGTTTGCATCGTCTCACCAAACGTTCCAAGGCCGCCATCCACCCTTTTTACTATGAAGAAGCGTGAGAGGCTGGAGTTGTATGGCGTGACCGCGCACACCAAGCGTCAACTGAAGAAACTGGCCCGCGCCAATGAGGTGCCTACGGGTCTGTTAGTAGAACCCGTGCTACGGGATTTCATAGATGAACCGGCCAATCGGCGGCTACTGGCACGGGAGGGTCGTTGAAAGACTCATTTCCCATTCCCGGTGGTGTGAAGCGGGAGGCCAAACAGGGAACGGCATTGCGGGCCAAGTTCGGCTATGGTGGTGGCGACGTGACGTTGAAGGTGAATCGGTTGCTTACCTCACAAGAGAGTGTGGGCATAGATACCGCAATGCGTATCTACAAGTATTACGCGCGACACGCGCCTGTTGACCCCAAGGGCATCAACTTCCATAACCGTAAGCGCCCTTCCAAGGGCTACATAATGTGGAAATTGATGGGCGGCAATAGCGGCCACCAATGGAGTCGTAAGCTTGAGAAGCAGATAGCCATCCGGACAAAGGGAGTGTTTAAATTAGTGGCGGAGTTGAAGGGAAGTACCGATGGCTTGGTATGACCGCATCATAGGCCGCAGCCCGCAGCGCAAGGCTTCGCCCTTGGAGTTATGGCAGCAGACGCTGGACGCCAATCTGCTTAAGGAAGCGCGCACGCCCGTGTATTCGGGCGTGACGCCTGACAGCGGCTATCAGGAAGCCATAATGCCGACGATTGACCAGTTCTACCTTGAGGATTTGGCCGACCGCTACTCGCACCTGCGGACGGTTGTCGGCCGCATAGCCTCGCAGTCGGTAGCTAAAGGCTGGGAATACATAGACCGCGGGGGAGGTGACAAGGAGGACCGCAAGCGACTGGCGCGCCTGCTGGCCGACCCCACCAACGGCAGCGCCGACATAACCGGCGTGGAACTGATGAAGGCGATGATACGACAGGTGGAGATTTTCGATGATGCGTGGGTCAGCATCGTCTTCGATTACGTCACGGACGAGGGTGGCGCCATCACCGGCAAGGTCGTGAAGGAACTGTGGGTGGAGGACGCCAAGCACATGCGCTTCAACGTGGACGAGTACGGCCGCTTCCGTGATGACGAGATGTTCGACCCCATCACCCGCGAGTTCATGGACGGCACCCACAACCGGAAAACCGGCACGAAGCTGGTGCCGATGTGCTACTTCTATGATACCCAAAGCGAGAAGATACCGTTTGCGCGGGACGAGGTAATCCACTTCAACAAATACAGCGCGTCCGCGCGACTGTACGGGCAGTCCCCGATTATCGGGCTTGCCAACAAGATTGAAACGGCCTTGGCGATAGAGGCGTGGCAGAAGAAAATATATCGGCTGGAACGCCCGCCCAAGGGTTTCCTCGATGTTCCGGGTCACGATGAAGAGTCGCTGAACCGGCTTGGAGAATACATTGCAGAGGAAACCCACCGCAACCCCAATTTCATTCCGATTATCAGTAGCCGTGATGCCAGCGCCACCGCCAAGTTCATTCCGGTAATGCCCAATATGGATGAACTGATGATGCTGCCCTATATGGAACGTATCAACAGCGACATCAACGCCTCTTACGGTGTGATGCCGCTTATCGTCGGTAACATACAGGGTGTGGGTGGGCTTAACAGCGAGGGCGAACAGGTAACTATCTTCGACCGCACCATCCGCGAAACGCAGCGTATGGTGGAGGAGGGCTTCTTCAAGCCGCTGCTGAAGCTATTAGAGATTAACACTTGGGCTATTCGTTTCAATGACATCAATGAACGCAATGAAACGCAGCGCCTCAACAACCTTCAGGTTAAGGCCAACATCCTTACCTCACTCCAGTCTGCGGGCGTGGAGGTGGACATAGATGAGAATGGCGA